CGGCGGTTGTGGGTGTTGCAAGAATGGCGGTGGTCAACACGGTGACCATCAGGCGCTTAATCGTTCTTTCCCGGTAGAGGGATAGAAAAGAAAAATGGGGGGTTCATTTGGTGCCTTTCGTGTCGGGTCGATAGGTGGTAAATGACAACATAGCCGAAATTAATACGGTCTATGTGGATTTAGCCAAAACCTAACAACCGGGTGTTACACGGGTTTAGGTGTTGCTTTCCAAGCTTCAACAAACTTTTGGGGGTTGTCTGCCATTTCGGGGGTTAATTCGACATGAAGCCAAAGGCCGCCGCCTGAACCGCCATTGTTTACAGAATCCCAATCTTTCCAACCGGGTTTGCCGTTGCGGTTACAACGCCAACCGCGCCCCCATTTTTCACACCCTTTTTTGGTAGTGCCGGCGTAATCATGAACTTCTTCTATTCCAAGCTGTTCATAGTTAGCGACAAGCCAATTGGCCCATGTTGCGGCCGTGGCTTTGTCTTTATAGCCGATATCGGCGGCGCGCGCGGTGGCGTGTACTGACAACCGATCCGAACCGCGCATGTTTCGAACGGCCCATGTTCCTAAATTGGTGAAACCTTTTTTGGTGATAATGTCCACGAATTTTTCGGTGCCGGCACGTTTGCCGGGTGCCGCGCCGTCAGAAGTTCCGGTGTAGTTCATGGCCGGGAAATAATGTCTGCTATGCGGTGAAGCAGGTTTGCTAGTGCTTCGCGCGCTATTTTAAGCAAGCCTTTTTTGTCGTTGTCATTCATCTTGTTTGCCTTTCGGTTTGTCTTTAAGGCCGTTTGCGCTAAGCAGGCCGGCCAACGATCCGGTCAAGAATAGAAGTAAGGGTTGAAGGGTTGCCCACGCGGATTTGTCGTTATCCGAAACTTCCAACGGTTGGGTCACAAATAAAAGGCCGTAGATAAGAGACATCGTGGCAACAACAAACGTCAACGATAACGCGCAAGCCACCACGAAAATTAGCCGGGCTTTGATTTCTTCGCTTGTCATGCGTTGATCGCGCCGGGGCGGCGGAATTATAGGCATTTGTCTTGTACCGTTCGACTAGAACCAACACTTGCCGTGTCAACTGTAATTGTTGTGGCCGCGCGTAACGCCTTATTCTTGGTTAATGGTGGGCAATTGACGCGTTCACGGTCTCCGCACGCTACAAGGATTGACGCAAACAAAAGCGCCACAAAACTAATCCGCCAAATCACGCGTAGCCTCTGCCGCTTCTTCTGTCCAACCGGTCGCCAATAGCGCCTCGTATTCTTCTTTTGTCATTTCACGAATTTCGTCGTCTATTTGTATGTTTGGTCGCGCCATTTGTTATTCCTTTCTATATCCGTAAACAGTGACAATTCCGCCTGTCATAGTTCCAGAGGAAGTCCCCATGGTAAACGCTGTGAATTGTGTTGTGCTTGCTTGTTCTCCAATAAACATTGAATATGACACGCCATTAAATGACCAATTAGAACTTAGGTTTGTGATTCTTGCTAAATTGGGGTGAAACAAATCGCACGACAACAATGCGAAATTAGAACCGTTAGCAAATCCGGCATACGCAAAATTCGCCCCGTTATTTAACCCGGCGCCCGCAAAAGCGCCTGCCGTGTAGGTGCTACCAAACAAACTGCCGTAATACCCTGTTGTTGTTGCCCCAAGTTGCAATGTCAAATAGATGACGCCGGAACCGACACCGCCCGAATAAATTATTCGATAGTTGTCATAAGTGCTACTAAAAGCACCGGAAACGGTAACGCTTCCAACTGTAGTTCCCACGGTTTGTTGTTTAACAAACACAAGGCCGCTGTTTGCCAAATAGGTGTTTGTGTCCGACGCGGTGAGAAGTTCGCCGGTTGTGAACGTTTTAGTTGCCATGAATCAAAATCCTAACTTGTTGTTGTCAAGGGTGCCATAGACCGAATTATTGAGAATCAAATATGCGTTGTTGTCTTGCCCTGACATGAATAATGTGATTCGGGTTTGTTCGGGTGTTGCGTCAATTTGCACGCCTTCAATGACGGTGTAGTAAGTATCGCCGCGAAAGTAAATCTTGCCGTTCGTGTTAATTGGCAGTTCGCAAACTTCAAGAAATGCGGTGTTGAATAGCCCTGTGTCGTAACGGTTGGGTTGTTGAACGTCGGTCAATGTGATCGAAGCAAGTGTGCTGTTTTTTGATTGGAAATTATTAAGCACCCATTGGGCGTGATCTGAAGCTTGACTTGTGGTGTAGTCAAGGGTTGTTTTGTTCCAACCGTAAATTGGTGTCTCCGACAACGTGGCGGTTTGTGACGCTAACCCTTCCGGGTCAATCGTTATTTCGTTGTAATAGTTGTCCGCGCTTGAACGGAATTGGATTCCTTCATATTTCATTTGCAAGCTGTAGGGCGTGCCGGTGCCGTCATTGAAAACATATTCGGTGGTAATTAACCCGGTGGTGTTTCTGCCGTACCAATACAACGTTGGTGTGCCTTTGAATGACGCTTCGCCGCCCCACATTCGGGCTTCTTCGGTTCGTGTAATTAGGTTGGCTAGTTCAAATGCGTTGCCGGTGTACGTTTGCGCGGAACCAATAGAACGGCCGAAAAATTGGGAAGTTGCTAAGCCGGCGGCAACACCTAAGTTCAAAATTTGATCTTCGGTGGTTTGTTGGGCCAACGCGTAGTTGACTAGTTGGGCGCGGCCCCAATCTGCTTGTAAACCTTCACAACTGATTGTGACCGAATCCATGTTTGTTACGAATCCGTAGTTGATTGCAACATCTCGAATACGCCCAACAAAACATGTGAAGTTATCTTTGCCGGTAACGACGCCGGGCTTGTAAATGTAAAGAATGATTTGGTCACCCAATTTTGGGGTGGTTGTCCATGATGAAGGAAATTCGGTAGAGATTTGCGCGGATTCAATCGAATAATCGTCAATTTGTAATTGACGGCCTTTGAAGATTGATAGGGCCGTGATATTTGGCAGTTGGTACCAAGTGGCGCCCTGCTTAAATTCTGCTTTCCATAACGACGGTGTGGCCATTATGCCACCCTGACCGGCAATGGGCCGTTAGAACGGTTGTAGCGGCGCAATGCGTCAACAATGGCGTTTGGGTCTCCGCCCTGAACCGTGATGTTGAATGTGTTTCCTAACGCGCCACTATTTCGGCCGCGCAATGGAACGACGGCTTCGGGGCCTCGTTCGCCGATCATGGCGATTGTTGGGCCTGTAACAATTCCGCCGTCTGCCAACATGGGAATGTTTGGCACATCAAAACCTTTTCCGCCTAAGCCGGGCACCCAACCGGGAACCTTGAATGAAAGCTTGCCAACGGTGTTGTTCCAAACTGACGCGATACCGTTGAATAAGCCTTTATAAAAACCAACAAGTGTTTCGACATATCCGCGGACTACTGAAACAACGCCGCCAAACCCGGTTTTTAAGCCGTTCCAAATTTTGGTGGCAAAATCGCCGATTCCTTGCAAGCCGGCTTTTATGCCTTCCCACACTAAAGAAGCGGCCGTTCCGATTGCGGCAAAGGCTTTGCCAAAAATGTTGAACTTTGCTTGTAGCACCGCTAGGGCGACGCCTACGGCGACAAATGCGGCGACTAATAAAAAGATCGGGTTCAAGGCCATGACGGCGTTAAACGCGGCTTGAACGGCTGTGAACGCGGTTGTGGCCGCTGTCCACGCCTTCATTGCAAAGTTGACGGCAAGAATGGCGGTAGCAATGCCGGCAATGGTTCCGCCAACTGCTAAGAAAACGCCGGTGTTGTTTTGTGCCCATTCGCCTAGTTGGGTAATGAAGGGCAAGACTTTTTCAATGGCCGGCAATAGTGCCGCGCCAATTGATTCTTTTGTTTCGTTTAGTCCGATTCCAAGCTTCTTGAATTGGCCTTCGGCAGTGTTGGCGGCGGCGGCCGCGTCACCGCCGAACGTATCGGCCAAAACCGACATGGCGCCTTCGACGTCTAACCCATTTTTTAGAAGGGTTTTCATGCGCGGATCTAAGGCTTTTAATCCTTTGTCGTTGCCGGCGTAAGCCTTTGAAAGTGCGTCGGATACTGTCGCTAGATCTTTTCCGGTGCCTGCCGAAATGTCCAACGCCAATTGAAGGCCGTCTTGTGCTTGTTCTAGATCTTCGGTACCAATAACAAGTTTGGCTAATGCCGGGCGTAGTTCATCATCTGCCGTGGCGGTTGCCATTGATAAACCCGATAACCATTCTTCATTTTTAGATATTGCTTTATCGGTTGCCGTGGTAACGCCTCGAATGTTGCGCGCCAATTGTTCTTGTGCGGCCTGATCTTCAATGGCGGCTTTAGTAAAATCAACGGCGGCGGCGCCTAATCCGGCTAATGCGGCGGCGGCAGGAACGGCGGCTTTCTTAATAGCAAATTGGGCTTTTTCGCCGGTGGTTTCAAGCTGTTTGAATTGTTGAACCGCCTTGTCGATACCTGCCCCGGCAAATTCGGTGATGATTGGGATTGTTATAGCCACGGATCATTTGCCTTTCATAAGCCGGTCGGCGGTTCTCATTGCTTCAAAGGCCAAGCCTTCAACGGCGCCTTCAACTTCGTTTTTGTGTTTCTCATAGGCCGGCCACATCACGCGCGAAGGCTTGCCCCATTTGGCGGAAAGGTTTCTTGACATTGTACCGTTGCGGCCCATATCAAAAATGGTGTCAACCATGCCCGACCAACGAATAAAGAAAACGGCAAGGTTGCTTGTGCGGCCCTGAAATTCTTTAACTTTTTTTCCGGATACGCCGGCCTTAACAAGTTTGTTTGCCTTGTTCGAATCCCATGGCAACATTTTGAAACCGCTTTTGGTTGTCCATGAATACTGCCAACCCGACAACGGAAGTTTGGGAATGTTGGCTTTTGCTTCTTGAACAACCGGGGAAACGATTTCTTTGTATTCCTTCGTTATGCCGCGCCGCAATGATGGTTCAAGTTTGTTCAAGTTCTTTAGCGCGTCTTTTAACCCGACAATTTCAATGTTCGTTTGAACGGTCATTGTTGGGCCTTTCTTTGTTTGTTAAGAACATCAATTGCGGTGTTCAAATCTTGAATTGTAAAACTTATGTCCGGGGGCCAATAACCGGTTTCGATCAGGATTTCTGCCAATGATCGGCTTATTGATCCCCGTTGGTGGGGTTTGCGTTATCGCTATCAACAACTTCTAGTTTGACAAGCTTCTTTAGAAAATCGTCTAGTTGTAACGGCGGTGAATAACCGCCGGTTTTTGCCGCTTCGTGTGCTAGGTAACCCAATTGTTCAATTGAAATACCGTTGGCGAGATCGGAAGCTTTAACCTTAAATTTTCGTTCTAATTGCACTATGTGAAACAAGTTGGTTTCAACGACATAATCGTTTTCACCGGTGTTGACGTTTATTGATAATTTCATTTTTTCCTTTGCACGGTTAAGGGATTAGATCAGGGGCTAGTAACGTCGCGCGCCCATGTTCCATTTGTGAACGACAATGAAGCAACGGCCAATTCGCCAACGGTTGACATGATCGCCGGGTTGTTTTCAAGGGTGGCATTTGTGATAGTGAATTCGGGGTTCGAAGCCGATTCGGTAGTACCTGAAGGTGAAACAACGATTATGCAACTTCCGGCCGTTTGGATTGCGGCAAGAAGTGTTTC